TCCAAAAGAAGGTAGTAATGCTTCTGGAGTAAGCACTCCTGGCAACACACCTCCTTATGAGGATCTAGGTGGACCTACACCTGAAAATGCTAGTCCTACTAACGACTCTGCTAAAATAAAAGAGCCGAAGATTAAGACTGTGCATGATGTAGTCAACAGTAAAGCCGTTGCAGGGGATGCAAAAGCACCTACTGGTAATGCAACACCTGGCACACTTAAGCAAGGAGATGAATTAGAAGTGGAAGATTCACAAGAAGTGGTTGCTGAAGACCAAGTAGACGTGGACGAAACTATTAGCATCGAAGATGATGTTAATGCCCTCTTAGGAGGAGAAGAATTATCCGAAGAATTTAAAGAGAAAGCAAAGGTAATTTTCGAGGCTGCTCTTAATTCTAAGGTAAAAGAGATTCAAGAGACTCTTGAAGTCCAGTATGAAGCAAAACTAGAGGAAGAGAAAGCAGAACTTAAAGTTGCTCTGCAAGATCGTGTAGATTCTTACCTTGAGTATGTTGCTGAAGAGTGGATGGTAGAGAATACTCTTGCAATAGAGCATGGTCTCAAGACTGAAATGACTGAATCATTCCTTAGTGGAATGAAAGGTCTCTTTGAAGAACATTATGTAACAATCCCTGAAGATAAGTATGATGTACTTGAGAGCATGGTAGATAAACTAGATGATATGGAGACAAAACTCAATGAGCAGATTGATAAGAATATTGGATTAAACAAGAGACTCGGTGAGTCTGTTGCTTCTGGTATCTTAGAATCAGTTTCTGAAGGGCTTGCAGCTACTCAGAAAGAAAAGCTCGCTTCACTTGCTGAAAGTGTAGAGTTTGATAGTGAGACACAATATCGTGAAAAGTTAGAAGTTCTTAAGGAGTCTTACTTCACAAGAACAACAACTGAATCTGCTAAAGCACCTAAGTCTGCTCAAACCCTTTCTGAGGGAGTAGATAGTACTGTTGCACCACAAGCTGGTGGAATGGATAAGTATCTAAGAGCATTAGGAAACTTCAAGCAGAGTTGACCTAATTATTAATTCAAACGTAAATTTCACACTTTTATAGGTAAATCGTAATGTTCCAATCAGAACATCTACAGGAAAAGTGGAGTCCTTTGCTAGACTATGAAGGTCTTGATCCAATCAAAGATAGTCATAGAAAAGCAGTTACCGCTGTCCTGTTAGAAAACCAAGAAAAATTTTTAAAAGAAGAATCAGCATTTAATTCTGGTGGATTAAATCTGATGGAAAACCCAACCAACTCTGCTAATGCAGTTGGTGCTCAAGGTGGTTTTGGTGCAGATGCTACTGCAGCTGGTCCAGTTGCTGGTTTCGACCCAGTTCTAATCTCCTTGATTAGGCGTGCAATGCCAAACTTGGTCGCATATGACCTTGCTGGTGTTCAGCCAATGTCTGGTCCTACTGGACTAATCTTTGCAATGAGATCACGTTACACTTCACAAAGTGGAACTGAAGCTCTATTCAATGAAGCAGATACAGCTTTCTCTGGTACAGACTCTAACTCTGATACTACACTAACTAGACCATTCTCTGACCCTGATGTTGGTATTGGTACAGTTACTCAGAATGGTACTAACCCATCTGCTCTTAACCCTGTAGGTACTGCATCTACAAACACTGCAGCATATACAGTTGGTCAGGGTATGCCTACTGGTGACTCTGAGAACTTAGGTTATGGTGCTAACAACCAGTTTAACCAGATGGCATTCTCTATTGAGAAAGTCACTGTTACTGCTAAGTCAAGAGCACTAAAAGCTGAGTACTCACTAGAACTAGCTCAAGACCTTAAGGCAATTCATGGTCTTAATGCTGAAGCAGAATTAGCAAACATCCTTTCAACTGAAATCCTTGCTGAAATCAACAGGGAAGTCATTAGAACAATCTATATGACTGCTGAACAGGGTGCTGTTTCTAATACTGCAACTGCTGGTGTATTTGACCTAGACATAGACTCAAATGGAAGATGGTCTGTTGAGAAGTTCAAAGGACTTCTGTTCCAGATTGAAAGAGATGCAAATGCTATTGCACAGAGAACACGTCGCGGAAAAGGCAACATGATCCTCTGCTCTGCAGACGTTGCTTCAGCTCTTACAATGGCTGGTATCCTAGACTATACTCCTGCACTTAATGCAAACTTGAATGTTGATGATACAGGCAATACATTTGCTGGTACAATCAATGGTAAGTTCAGAGTTTACATTGACCCATATTCTGCTAACCTTGCTGCTGCTAACACTGCTACCAACTCTGGTAATCAGTACTACACAGTTGGATACAAAGGTACTAGCCCATATGATGCAGGTCTGTTCTATTGTCCTTACGTTCCTCTACAGATGGTTCGTGCTGTTGGTGAGAACACCTTCCAGCCAAAAATTGGCTTCAAGACCAGATATGGTATTGTTGCTAACCCATTTGCTCAAGGTACAACACAGGGTAATGGTAGACTAATCATTAACTCTAACCGTTATTACAGAAGAGTTTCTGTTAAGAACCTAATGTAAATCAATATTTACATATTTCACAAGACCTCCCATCTGGGGGGTCTTTTTTTATGTTTAGATAAATATTTCAAAAAAAGATAATGAGTACTATTAAACAAGGTAGTGTGATGGAAGGCATTTTTGCCATGTATTGTGCTGCATATCTTGTAGATCCTGAAGATGGAAAAAATAGAAAATCAATGGAGAATTTTATTGATGATTTAAGAGTTGATACTACTTTAGGTAAGTTAATAGATAAAACTAAGAAGTCAGTTGATTATAATAATACATTTCCTGCTCATTCTAAGCCTGCAAAAAAACATTTTTCTCCTATAACCATAGTAAAAGGAAAGAAAGCAAAAGGTATGATAATAGAATCAAAAAAATATGATAAATTATCTAAGGTATTGATAGATAAGGATGATTATTTTGAATCTACTGGTATAAAAGGTTACTTAGATTTTTCTCAAGTTGAATTGAAAGTTAGAGTTAAGGAAGCAGAAACTGGAGCATACTATGGACCTAATCTAAAAAAAATAATTGAAGAAGAAAAGAAAAAAGGAAAAGTTGCTGATGTAAAATATAATGAGATTAAAAAAAAGATGTTGTTTTTGATAAACAATAATCAAACTCAATTTTTTAAAGATTTAAAGTCTGCTAAACAAAAATATATAACAAATAGCAAAAATGATGTTGTGAGATGGACAGTAGATGCTGATGGTATTGCTGGAGAGACTAGTGGAGGAGAAATAAAACAAGATGTTACAATACAAATTTTTGCTGATGGTAAGAGAATTCTTAGAAGTGAACTTAATTTTTCTTTAAAATCGGATAGTGTTAGTATACATGGTGGAGGAATTTATAATTCTATGCCAGAAATATTTGAGATGTTTGAAGGTATTATACCAGCATCTAAGATTAGTGAAGGTAAGAAATATTTGAAAAGTATTACAACCAAAAAGGGTCATGAAGAAACAAGTAAAGATGCTATAAATGCTGTATGGAGATTGGTTGGTGAGGGCATTCCTAACTCACCTAATATTAAATTGAGTGATCATTTATGGGGTATTCTTGAGAAAAGATTGTTTGGTTCTTCAACTGCTTATAAGGGTAAAATGCAATTGATTGAGATGAATCAAAATGAACTTAGAGAAATAACACAGAAGCAATTTACAAGATTAAAAAATAGTGGAGTAAAACTTTATCCTAAGTGGTTTCCTAATGAGAATCCTACCCAAGCTACTCCTGGTACTATTAAGGTTCTTCCAATCTATCCAGGTTCTAATGGTAAAGGTAAAATAGTAGAGACCAATAAGGATATGGATATGTTTAAGATTAGGGTATCATATTTGTGGGTAAAACAAGGTGGTAAAAGAATTAAACCTGGAGATCCTAGTGGTATAAAACCAAAATCTGAACCTGCTAAAGTTTTTATTGAACTTGGTGGTAAGGGTTCTGTAATTCATGATGAGAACTGGAATGATTTTGTGAAAAAAGAATTAGTTGTAAATATAGATGATATAAAGTGGTAGAGAGTTTGCTCCTCATGCAAAGATATCATAAATAATTAAAAAACTGGTGATATGGCGTTCCGTATACAAAAACCTAGTATTATGCCCAGTGTTGGTACAGTGTACTATAAAGGTAGTAATCAGTGGGATGAAACATTTGCTAAAAGAAAACTGTATGCTAATAAGGCAGCTGCTGAAGCAGAACCTTATATTTACAAGTGGGAAGATGCTACTATTGTAGATGAGAGTTGATCATGAAATCATTTGTTACCTTTAGAGAAAATTTACAAGACAGAAGATTACAATTATTAAGAAAGCAGAAAGATCAGAAACAACAGTCTGCTGAAACTGGTGATAAAGCACGTGTTTCTTTTGAGAAGGAAGTAGATGATAAAAGAGAAGCAACTGCAAAGAAAGAAAGGAAGATGAAAGAGAAAGAAGATATAAAAAAAGAAGTTAGAAAAGAATTGGAAGCAGAAGAATGAAAACTTTTAATTCTTTCATGGAGCAAAGGAAATGCCCTCCTGGTATGAAATGGGATTCAAACTTGAAGGATTGTGTTCCTAGTGGTAAGATGTATGGTATGCGTTGGTTTGGTGTAGGTCGTAATCAAAATGGAGAAAATGGTAATGGCAACGGAAACAATAACGGACATGCTCATGGGAATGGACACAGTGGGAATGGTAATGGTAATGGTGGCACAGGGTCTAGTGGTAATGGGGGTGGTAATGGTGGTGGGAATGGCAATTAAGAAATAAATATGCTATAATAGTAAAAACTGGTCTTTTATTATGGAATGGGTCTACAAAATTTGGACTGAACTCACTTGGGTTGAGGGATTTATTTTTACATTATGGCTTGTTGGACTTTATTGGGGTAAGAAAAAACTAGATTACAGGTTTGCTCGTAAAACCCAACATGCTTGGGATAAGAGTGTATATAAAGTAAAGGTTGTTGATCCTGTTACTGTTACTAGGAGAAGAGTATAATGACAAATGAAAATTCTCCAGCAGATAGAATTGCTGATGCACTTGAAAGGATTGCTACAATTCTAGAGAGTGGTGCTCATATCAATATTGATCATGGACATATTGAACAAATTGATCATGTAGATCATGCTCACATAGATGATATAGGTGAGATACATGGTGATGTTGTTACTCATCCAAAAAATTTCTAATTATGCCACAAAGTCTTAAATTTACCATCAGACAAGATGGTTACGTAACTGAGGAAGTTATTGGTGTCATTGGTAATCAATGTCAAGAACTAACTAAATCTATAGAAGAAAAACTTGGTGAAGTTTCTTATATAGAAACTAAACCTGAATACTATCAATCACAAGAAAATGTCACACTTCAGCACAATCAGAACGAAAATCAAGAACAAACCTGAACTTGTAGAAGCATTAGAACTTCTACAATATAATGTGGTGCAAGATGTTAAGTTAGAAAATCCACTTGACCATGAACATAAAGAATGGCAAGTGGATGTTGCTATAGGTAATGATATTGGGTTTCGTTTGAATAAAGATGGTGTATATGAATTAGTAGCAGATATACAAACTTGGAAAGATCCTATCCCACCAAAAAGGTTTATAGAAAAGGTT